TACAGTAATTAGACCCTCAATTACTCTAGTTACTGTACCAGTAGAGGTTTGTGTAATCTCTACATCATAGACATATCTTTCAGCGTCTAAAGCTGCCGTTTGAGTTGCCGTCATTTCTAAAGCAACTACTCCTGAAGCAGCGTCTGTGGCAATTACTGAAGTCAAGTTTGTTCTTGTTCTTGTTGACGCATAACCTTTTGCCATTTTGGCTTGTGTCGTATAACCAGTTAGATCAAATGCGTTTCCGTTTGCGTCCTTTACGGTTACATCTGAACTAAAATTAGCACCTTGATCTATGATTAAATTAGCTATTGCTGCCATTGTTTTGCACGTCTTTTACTGGTTGAACTTTCTCTTTTTCCATCAATTCTAAAATTTTCTTATTATAGTATTCTGTTAAAACTTGAATTTTTTCCAACTCAACATTGTGTCTTACTTTTGACGCCTCAATCTCTTGTCTAGCAACGATTTTATTTCGTAATTCTATGCTAAAAGTTGTTTCGTCATACACTTTTCCATCTATGGTCATTGACATTATATACTCCTTATGTTATAATATATACTATATTTATAACGGAATAAATAAGAGTATGAAACCTTTGATACATTTAAATTACCCTATTAATAAAGACATTTTATTATTAGAATCTGACAAAGCAAGAGAAAATGCGAAACCTTGGGAAGGTGGACCTAACTTACGTATAGATGAGTGGTTAGTGTCATATAAGCCCGAAAGTGATTACATATCAAAAATTATGAGAGATTTGAATATAGTAGGTAAACCTAGATTCTACTATATGAAACCTAATTTTACTTTAAAACCTCATAAAGATTTTGGTACGGAGTGTGGTATTAATATACTTCTATCAGACGATTCAATTCCGATAAACATAGAAGGAGTTGATTATCATTACTCACAAGCACTTATTAATCTACAAAAAGAACATTCGGTAGTTAATGAAGGTAAAGAAAGAGTGTTACTAAAATTTTCTATACCTAATATACCTTTTGAACAAGTTGCTAAAGAAATAAATTATGTGGTACCCTATGATCTGTCATCTTAATTATACAATAGATAAAGAATATTATAAAAATTATTTCTTTGACAATTATGATAAAGGAGATTGGCATAGAAGAGGTGATAAAGTATTGAAGATATGGTGGAAGATGTTTGGTATTGATGAAGTTGTAAAACCTATAACTTATGATTTAGGTATAGAAAACTTAAATATTAAACCTAGATTTTCATATCAATTACCTAATACTAGTTTGACTAGTCATATTGATGAAGATAGAATAGTAGCAATAAACTTAAACTTATTAGATGAAGCACCAGAGATCATACTTGAAAATAAAACTTACGGTTATGAAAATGCTTTAATAGATGTAGGAACTAAAATACATAGCGTTATTGCGAAAGATAAACCTAGATTAGTTTTAAAATATGCTATAAGGAATAAATGGGAAGATATATATAATGTATTGGATAGAAAAGGATTAATAGATCACACTAAAACCTACCTTGATAATCCTAATTATGAATTATATGAGTCTAAATTTATTCCCTTTGATAAACAATTTATATATGACTGATAAAATTTTTAAAATACATACACACAACTTTAATAAAGACAAACTTAAAATAGAGTTTCAGGATTCTGATCCACAAGAATTTATGAAAGAAATGGGTAAGTGGCGTAGATCATATAAAGTAGGTGAGTATGGTAATTATTTAAAAGATTTATATTCAAAATTAACAAATAGCAAAGTAGGAGTAGGATATTATCATCAACCGTCTGGAGTAAAAGTGCCTTCACATAAAGATGATAGATGTAAATGTAGAATTAATATTAAATTAAGTGATGATGACACAAATGTTGTTATTGATAATGAAAAGTTTAAATACGATTGTGCTTTATTAAATGTAAGTCAGTATGAACACTATGTTGAACAATGCAAAAAAGATAGAATAATTTTTAGCATATTATTTGTAGATAAAGATTTTAAAACAATAAAAGATATTATAAAATGATTAAACCAGAAAACAATACATATCCAATAGTATCAATTCAAACTACTTACAAATGCAATATGCAATGTGCTAATTGTTATCTTGGTGATATGCTTAATAATGATGAATATGCTGATTTAAATATAGATATGTTTGAAAAAGCAATTAGCAAATTGCCTAAAAGAATAGATGTCAGATTTATTGGTGCAGAGCCAACTATGAATGACGATCTTTTTGAAATGATTAAGATAGTAAAAAAATATAAACATAGACCTCAGATACTTACAAACGGTTTAAAATTAGGTCAAGAGGATTACGTAATTAAATTAAAAGAATCTGGTATAAATTTTTTAGGTTTAAGTATGAATGGCGGTTTAGATGATGAAGTATATAAAAAATTTGACAATGGTAAATACGCAAAACTAAAAACTAGAGCATTAGAGTATTGTATCAAACACAAGATTGTGCCACATATTAATATAATATTAGATCCAACAAATACACACATTATTAAACCTTTATATAATAAGATTATTGAGTTTTGTAATAAATATAATAGAAGAATAGGTATTAGTTTTCCTTTGACAATTAGAATAAAATCAATTGCAAAAATGGGCAATTATTTAGACACATATACATTTAATATGGAAGAGTTGATGAAAATTGCAAAAGATAATTTCGGTAATGATTTACAATTTAATTTTGAGATGGACGGCTTATTAGAAAAAAGCTCTTGTATGTATTCTTTTGATACACCAATAGGAAAAATGGGTGGTAAGATTACAGACTGGACAATAGATGATGATGGAATACCTTTATCTGATAGTAAGAGAAGAGGTATTTTAACGGAAGAAGGAATGATTATGTCGTTCTTTGATTATTATGGAGATGAAGTAGAAGGACCTAGAAAATCTGAGTCAGAAAAAATGCAAGATGAATTGGAACCAATATATGAAGAATAGAAACGAATTACCAAGTTTCTTTAAAATGCCTAATATGAAGGTTGATACTGAAAAACTTTTAAAGTGTTTTACAGATTTTAAACCATCTAAAGATCAACTTGTTAAAAAATGTGGTCCTGCTTTATTGAATGCTGAGTATGAACAAACTTATATAACTTATTCAAATGATAAGTCTGCTATGCTTAGGGACAAAGCAGATGAAAGAACATATACAAATTTGTTTGACAAATATAAAGGAACATATGTTGAAGAAGTCTTAAATAGTTTTAAATCTCCATATACAAGAACAAGATTGATTGTTCAAAAACCAGGTGCTTATATTTTACCACATATGGATTACGATACAAGATTTAGTATTAGATTTTTTATACCACTAGTTGTCAATGATTGGAGTTGGGTTGCCATTCAAAGAAAAGGTGAAAAGTTACCAGAGTTTAAATATATGCCTGCTGACGGTTCAGTATGGTTTGTAAATGTAGGTCATAAACATTCAGCATTTAATTTTGGTAAAACGGATACAATTAAGTTTATAGTATCAGTTAATGGACAAGAAGATTTGAATTATGCAGATATTAAATATAATAGATGATAAAGAAAAGATGTTATCTTTAGCAGAAATAGCAAAGATTGATTCATCTAATTTTACTAAAAAAAATTTTGAAGATAGACTATCTGATTATCTTGCTTTTCATACTGCTACTTACAAAGATGAAGTCGTAGCAATGGCAGGTATGTATCAAAGTCCACAATGGCATCCTAAATTAGTTAGAATATGTGATCGTACATATTATTTTAAAAAAGCAAGAAGTGGTGCATTATCATTTTTAAATAATAAAGAATTGAAAGCAACTGCTTCTGATTATTTTATTCCTCTACAAACTAAAATTGCATTAGAAAAAGGTTTGATACCTTTCTACTCAATATACGGTGAAAAAAGAAGACGTGCTTTAGAAAGACAAGTTAAAAGATTTAATGAAAAAAATACTTATCAATATAAAATACTTTCAGGTATGTATTTTACTTGTCCAGGTCCTATTAATGAAAAAGAACAATGTAGGCAGAATATATCTATATTAGATACGCCTGATAATATTGTTTTTGATTTACCTAGACTTCAGCCTCAACAGAATATGAAATAGAATTTGCGTTGCAATGTTCTAATCTAGCAAAGTAATTATCCGTTACTACAACATTATCATTCCATTCATCAAACGCAGCCTTATCAGCAAAGATTATCTCAAAAGTTTCATTTAATCCATCTATTGTCTTAACAGGTTTTTGTATAATTTTACCTTCGTCAAACATAGTATCAACTAAATCAAATAATCCTGCTGGTGCCGTGTGTAAAGACATTTCAGCATTAGGTTTTGTATATACTGCTCTAACTTTATAACTCATATAGTTATTTATAACCCTAATAAATAGTATCATAACATTGATTTTAAATGAAAAGTATGATATAATAATGAAGATGAATACAGTAAATATAGTATGTACAGGCAAGCCAGGTGATGGTTTATTGCGATATAGTTATGAGCATTGTTGCTATTTAAATTCTCTTGGTATAAAAAGTCAATGTATAATAATACCTAATCCAGATCATACTAACGAAGACTATATAAAATCAATTAAAGATCAATATAAGACTTATGAAAATATTATCTTTAACGATTATACACCTACTGCAAACGAAATTACTTTAGTCTTAGGTAGAAGTATGGTAACTTTACCTTACCTAGATAAACACAAATATACTAAAGATCAATTATTAACTTTACATTTATTATTCGGTAATAAAGTAATAGCAGTTTATTCAGAAAATCATCCTAAAGATTATCCTTTAGCATTAGAATATTTTAAAACTAAAAAAATATATGACTTATGCGATTTTGATGTTTACCCTAATGGTGTAGGCATACAATACGAAAAGATAATTAACTTTGGATTATATAAACATATAAAAGATGAGATACAATATAAACATTTATTTTTAGGTACAAACGAGATATACTACAAAGAGATAGAAAAAGTAATACACAAGTATCCAAATCACGGTATTGTAACTTACAATAAAAAATGGATCAATCCTAAATTAAATAATCTATTTGCACCTATTGAAAACATACTAGGCAAATTTGAAACATATGTCTATACAAAACCAAACTTTGATCCTGCACCTAGACTTTTTGTAGAGTTTAAATGGTTAGGTAAGAATGTAGATTATGTAAGAGATAAAAATATTAAAGATGGTGGTATGGTATATTGGAATAGACCCTTACCTTCAAACAAGATTTATAAGGACAACATAAGTATATTAGTGAATACAATAAAAACAATATGAATAGAAATTTAAATTTTTTTAATAGAAAACGCAAAGGTTTAAATATTGACATTACACATAGATGTGCTTTAGAATGTCCTAGGTGTCCAAGACAATTCGCTTTTAGAAACAAAGGAAAAAAAGTTTATGGACAAGATGTAACTTTAAATGATATTAAAAAACTTTCAAAACATTATCAATCTTTTGATTTTTGCGGTCAACTATCTGATCCTGTACATCATCCTAAATTTATAGAAATACTAGAATATTTAAAATCTGTTAATACAGAAATAAATGTACACAACGCCTCATCTCAAAAAAGTTTGTCTTGGTACATAAAGGCGTTTAAAGCAAACACAAATGCTAGATGGATATTTGGTATTGATGGACTACCTAATGAAAGTCATATTTACAGAGTCAATCAGGACGGTGAAAAATTATTTAAGATAATGTGTGAATCAAAAAAATATTTAACTCGTCTTCCTGTGTGGCAATATATTATATTTAGATATAATCAGGAACATATTGAAGAAGCAAAACAAATGGCAACAGATAATGGATTAGGTTTTATTTTAATACAATCATCTAGGTGGTTAATGAATAACGATCCTTTACAACCCACAGGCAAATACAAATTGAGTTGGAAGCACTCTCCCAAAAATGACAAAATTTAAACCAAAATGCCTAAGCGGGCAAATACAAACTGCATATACTAATAGAGGACATTTAATACCTTGTTGTTATTGTGATGAAGATGAAGACTTAGCAACTCCTCAATTAAAAAGATTAACAGATGTTAGTAAAATAAGTGAAGTTGAAGATATAGAACAAATTTTATTTTCAAAACCTTGGATGAAATTTGAAGAAGATTTAAGAACTGAAAACTGGCCAGAGATACCAAAGATATGTATTCATCATTGTACGGATAGAGGAGATGATCCTATTGGAAAACAAACTTTTATAGATGACAAAGGTAATGTTGTAGGTAAAAAGAAAATATGAAAAAAATATTATTAGTAAGTGGTTGTAGTAATACTGACAAAAACTTTTATAGTGAAATACATCCTGAGATGGATTGTTCTTGGCCTAAATGGCCAGAGTTGTTGGCAGAAAAATTAAATATGGATTGTGTCAATCTTGGTCTATCTGGTGCCGGTAATGAATATATCTATTCATCACTTTTAGATTACATCACAGAAAACGATACCTCTAATATAGGGTTGGTTATACCTGCCTGGACACAATGTAATAGAAAAGATTTTAGTAATGGTTGGAATATGCGATGGACAAACACAAGAATTAATCCTCACGGAGATGTGTTTAGTTGGATTAGAAGATCATTAAATTATTTTTTAAGTTTTCAAATATTGTGTGAAAAATATAATTTACCTTATATGCAATTACATATGTTACACCTATTCAAGGATTGGTTATCAGGATTAAAACCTAGAGAAAAAGATATTGCAGAAAAAATATATCCAAAAGAATTTAGACACAAATATCCAGGTGACCGTATTAAAGATACTAAAAGAATTATGTCGTTAATTGATACTTACGAAAATAAAATTAATACATCAAAGTTTTTAGGTTGGCCTTTATCGGAAGAATATGGAGGATTTTCTTTACAAAAAAAATTAATTAAAAGGGGTTGTATAATTGCTGATACAATGATTTCAGACATTGATAATCATCCAAATGCAAAAGGACAAGAAGTTATGGCGGAGTTTATATATGGACGGTTATAAAAAAGAATATCTATTTAATAAACAAGACTATCTAAAACTCTTTGATGATGTTATGCAACAAAATCAGGAACAAAATGTAGAGTTTTTAGAAAAATCTCTTACAAATATTACAGGAAGAAAATATGCTGTTGCGTGTAGCAATGGTACAGACGCTTTACACTTTGCATTAATTAGTTTAAATTTAAAACCAGATGATGAAGTATTAACAACTAACTTTTCTTGGATATCAACTGCGTCTTGTATATCAATGGTAGGTGCAACACCTGTATTCTGTGATATTAATATATTAAACTATCATATGTCTTTAGATAGTATTAAAAGAATGTACTCGGATAAAACAAAGGCAATTGTTTATCCTCATCTATTTGGTAATATGTCTGATACAAAAGAAATAATAGATTTTTGTAAAGAAAAGAATATTGCATTTATAGAAGACGCTGCCCAATCTTTAGGTTCTAGTTTAAACGGTGTTCAAGCAGGATCAATAGGAGATATTAGTACATTAAGTTTCAATGCGAATAAAGTAGTTGCTGGTATAGCAGGTGGTGGGGCAATCTTAACAGATGACAAAGACAAGGCAGAATTATTTAAGAAGTTAAGAAGACACGGCAACAATGAAGTATTGGGATATAACTCAAAGATGTTATTACTTAATGCTAAGTTTATAGATT